GGGTAAGGCGCTAAATGATGCTATTGGGACTACAAACGCAAATGTCACAAGCCTTGGAACGACATTCGCGGGTACAAAGTTTAATTGCTCTTTTTCAAATGGCATCGGCGCGACATCAATATCATCATCCCGCAATCTAATCCCCATACGTTGCACCGATGCAGGAAGCTACAGAGTTGCGGCAAGAGTTACGGGAAGTGGAACGTGGTCTATTTGGCTGTTGAATGATAACGGGACTGTAGCATCTGTGAGTGGCACGCATGAAATCTTAGCCATTGTTTACGGATAATAGCTATTTACACCTGTGTTTTCGTAAGCTCATACCATGCAGACCATCCGGTGGCGTTGGTTTTATACGAGTAATACACTTTGCCACTAGTCGAAAATGCGAGGTTCGTATACCACTTGTTTGTACCATCGTCATAGTCAAACTGAACGCATACTCCGTATGAATTGCTTGCAGGGGTATTTATTGATGCTGGATTCCATCTTGCCAGCCGAAAACCATTCCCGCGTGTTGAATATTTAAGATTGTCTGATTCCTGTGAAGTCAATCTTACCTGTGCATTTGCGGCACTACTGGATACAGACCCTAAAGCATCATTTTGTGAACTACTGACAATGTCATTTTCTGTTCGATAGGCACCGAACCATCCATACCATATACTGATTGTAAAGGAGGGTGAAGTCCTATGACAATTGAAAACCTTTTACTGTCAGTATGTGAAGCTATGACACCGGAACTCGCAGACGAACAGCTGACACTTCTTAAGGATGTTCTATTCATGAAATTCAGAGGAATAGAACTCCGAGAGGAAAGCACAGCTGTGCAGACCGCCATCGGCGCGGAAGAGGAACGACTGCTGGACTTCTTCCGGGCATCGAAGATGATCAGCGGAAGAGCAAAGAGCACCATGGACCAGTACCTCCGGGAGATCCGGATACTCAGAGATGAGTGCGGGAAACCTCTTACGGAGATAACATCAACGGACCTGCGGTGGTACTTTGGCATGTGCAGGGCAAAACGCGGGAACAGCATGAGCACGGTACTGTCTAAGAGACGGTATCTCAGCAGTTTCTATGACTTCCTGTCCCGGGAGGGCTTCGTCCCACAGAATCCTTTGGAAAAGCTGGAAGTCATGAAGGTAGAAAAGAAAATCCGGGAGGCCTTCTGCACAGAAGACCTGGAAAAGCTCAGAGTCACCTGCGGAAGAGACTTCCGGGCAAGAGCCTTGGTGGAATTCCTACTGAGTACCGGAGTCCGAGTAAGTGAGTGCTGCGCACTCAATGTGGGAGACATCGACCTGTACCGGCAGGAATTCCTGGTCACCGGCAAAGGGAACAAACAACGAAGATGCTACATCAACGATACCGGATGCTTTTATCTGCTCCGGTACCTCACATGGCGGATGGACAAAGAGCACATCAGCCGGGAAGACCTGTTGGGGAAACCTCTCTTCGCATCATCGAGAGCACCATATAAGAGGATGACAAAGAGAGGAATCGAAAAGATGCTGACGGCCCTGGGGAACGAAGCAGGGGTACAGAATGTGCATCCGCACAGATTCCGCAGGACTTATGCCAGCACGATGGCATCCAGGGGATGCCCACTGCAGGACCTTAAGGCCCTCATGGGCCATAGCAAGATTGACACCACCATGATCTACTGTGATGTCAAGGAAGAAAACGTATCTATGTCGTACCGCAGGTACGGCGAAATAGCATAGGAGGTAACTATGGAGTATATCAAACTGAAGGATGAAACCATGCTCCAGATTGAAGAAGGAGCATCCCTGGACCACATCGTCCATGTAGCAGAGGATGAGACGGCAGCAGTCGCGGTCTGTGCATCACTGACTCCGCAGAACATTGCTGATGTTTCCTTTATCCATGAGTATGAAGGAGAGCAGCAGGTGACCGGCGAGTATCACAACATGATCCTGACTGCCGCACCCGTAAGACAGGACAACGAGGATGAGACCGTATCTGTAATCTTTGGCATCCGCGAGAAGTCCAGTATCGAGCTGAGACTGGATGCCCTGGAGGAAGGACAGCAGATCCAGGACGGAGCAATTGAAGATATCGCGGCGACGGTATCGGATATGGGAGGCGAATAATGGGTAGATTTTACGGCACCAAGATCAAGAATGGAGAGATTAATCCGAAGACCGGAGAGGCATGGAAACTTGCAGATGTCCCGAAGCTGTGGAAAGCGGCAACCGAGGCATGGCTTGAAGCAAATCCGTAACAGCATGCACACCTCCTTTATTTATGGGGCAGAGGGAAACCTCTGCTCCTTTTGTGTAGGTGCATATTTTCGCGGAAATCGTCTATCGTGGAAGAAAAAGAAGGAGGACCGGCAATGACATTGGCAGAACTCATCGCTGAAGTGGACGAGAATCGCCCAAATCAGTTTGACAAGAACAAGAAGACCGGATGGGTCAATGAGATCGAAGCAAAGGTAGTCCGGGCAGTGATCAACCGTGCCATGTGGAACGAGGTGGTCTTTAATCCGTATCAGTATGAGCTGGATGCGGAGAAGGAGTTACTGGTTCCGGATGAGCACAAAGATGTCTATGAGACCTATCTCTACGCAAAGATGGACTACACCAACGGAGAGATCGACCGATACAACGCGGATGCGGCGATGCATTCAGCAGCCTGGGCGGACTACGCAGCGGAGTACCGCAGGACGCACTATCCGAAACCGGTGGTATGGTCATGAGACTTCCGATTATCAGCAGTTATCCGAACAAGAGACAGAGAGCGGTAGGAGCTTTCAAGGGACTGAACGAAAACCTGGTCAGCGCACCGGCAGAGTTTTCCGCCATGAAAAACATGTCTGACCGGCTCTATCCTGCGATAGCTACCAGACAGCCGAGGGGAACCACGCTGCGAACCTTCTCGGTACCGAACGGTCTCTACTATAAGAACCATCTGTTCTACATCGAGGGAACAACCTGCTACTACAACGGCGAGGTAGTCTCCGGACTGACCGTCACAAACGGCAGAAAGCGGATCGTAGGCATGGGAGCCTTTATCTGCATATACCCGGACAAGAAGATTTTCAATACGGCAACAGGGGAAATCACAGCCATTGAAGCATCCTATACCCAGTCCGGAACCATCACATTCCAGGAGCTTTCCACAGACTCTGTGTTCACGAAGATCACTGCCACCGGCATTCAGAACGCGGTGAAGCAGTACGACGGAGTCGAGATTGCAGGGGTAAATGACGATGCTTTCAAGGTAGACGGACAGCCGGTGACCAAGGTTATTACCGAGATCGGCACTAACTACATAGTGGTTACCGCATCCATCCAGAACAGCTGGACAGGAGATGCGGAGATCCTGGCATCGGGCAGCAGTACAAGAATTAATGGTACCGGAATCCATGAGAAATTCAAGGTAAATGACCGGGTAAAGGTAGTCGGATGCACCGGCTCTGCGCTGAATGTGACGGATCGAACCGTCACATCCAAAGGTACGAACTACATCATCATAAGCGGTTCCTTCCCGGCGAAGAACTACACCCAGTCCGGAACCCTGACCTTTGAATATTACTACGCAGGTTCCGACAAGACCAAGATCTCCGGAGGAAACCTCGGAACCATGTTCACGGAAGGGGATGTGGTCACCATCGCGGGATGCAGTAACTCTGCATACAACGGGACCAAGACCATCCGACAGGCAGGGACAAACTACATTCTTGTAGACGGAACGCTTGCCACAGCCTTCACGCAGGCATCCGGAGTCACCATCACCAGGACGAAGGCATCTGCAGAGGACATCATCGTTAAGAGAACAGCCTTTACCCAGTCCTCCGGCATCACGATAAAGCGAAAGTCCCCGGAGATGGACTTTGTCTGTGAGCACAACAACCGGCTCTGGGGATGCAACTCTCTCAACCACGAAGTATATGCTTCCAAGCTGGGAGACCCCACCAACTGGAACTGCTACGAAGGACTGTCCACAGACTCCTATACAGTAACGGTAGGTTCTGACGGAGACTTCACCGGATGCATATCCCATTCCGGATATGTTCTCTTCTTCAAGGAAAACAGCATCCATGTCATGTACGGAGCAAAACCGGCAAACTTCCAGCTCAACAGCAGGAACGCACCGGGAGTGCGCAAAGGATGCGAGGACTCCCTGCAGGTGGTGGCGGAGACCCTCTACTATGTCGGCAGGAACGGAGTCTATGCATACGATGGGTCCATCCCACTGAAGATTTCCAACAATATCATTTCGGAACTGACGGAGGCCAGAGCTTCACAGCAGAACAACATATACTACCTGTCCTGTCTTAAGGATGGGAAGCAGACGCTGCTGACCTATGACCCTAAATATCAGATATGGGATGTCGAGGACGACACCAAGTTTGATTTCGCGGCATATGGCGACGGCAGGCTCTATTACATCGATGGAAACAAGGAACTGACCACAATCACCGGCGAGAACGACGAGCAGATCTGGTGGTCCATCGAGTCAGGGGACCTGACAGAGAATGCCCTGGATGAGAAGTACATCAGCAAGGCTCAGTTTAACTTCGTGCTCTCCCCTGGAGCGGAGGCCAACATCTATTTCAAGTATGATGATGATCCTCTCTGGGAGAAGAAGGGAACCATTTATAGCACGAAGCAGACCACATATACCCTGCCCATCATCGCAAGACGGTGCAACCGGTTCCGGTGGAAGATGGAGGGCAAGGGGCAGATCAAGCTGATGGCGATGGCGATCAATATTGAAGGGGGGTCAGAACTCAATGGCAGCAGCATTCAACCTTGGAAACGCAGGTGATATCTCCTCCCTCAATGATTTCCCAAAGATCCAGTCATACCTCTATAAGCTCAACGAACAGCTCCGGTACATGTTCGACAATCTCTCCCCGGAGGACAACTACAACGACCAGGCACTTCTGAAGTATGTCTCAGACGGCGAGAAGCAGAGTGCCATCGAAGTCTCCCTGGAGCAGATATCTCTTTCAATGGTCGACAAGGACAATGTGGTAGCTGCCATCAATATGTCCAAGGAAGGGATACAGATCCAGGCGGACAAGATCAAGATGGAGGGCCTTGTGACCGTCAACTCCTATTTCAAAATAGGTCTTGACGGAAGTATCGAGGCAAAGAACGGAAAGTTTTCCGGGCATATATCCGCATCAACCATGGATTCCTCAGAGATCAGGCTGGGCGGAAACGGCAAGGACGGAAAGGTCATCGTCAAAAACTCCCAGGATACGGAGATCGGACGGTGGAGCAAAGACGGGATAGATGTCAAACAGGGATCTATCAGAGGTACTGCGATCACCGTAGGCGGAAGCGGCACGGCAGGAAGCATGTCAGTCCAGAATGCAACCGGAGTGGAGATCGGCAGGTGGGATCTGAACGGTCTCACAATGAAGAACGCTTCCGGGCAGACCATAGGAACGTGGAACGCGAATGGAATCAATGTTCTGAAGGGAAGCATCTCCGGTACAACCATCACGGCGAAGCGTGGAAACAAGGTAGGATTCTATGCAGACGGAACGGATGTAAAGCTCGGTGACTTCTATGTCGAGGACTGGAACGGCAGACAGGTCCTGCAGGCACAGGACCTGACAACCGGCATATCCGGAAGACCAACCACAACCAGCGGATACTACATGTGGGCAGGATGGGAATCAAGCTCAGACTTTATCTTTGCTGTCGAGGCATCCGGGAACGTGGTGGTAAACGGCGGACTGGTTATCAATGACTTCAACCTTGCAAGGGTACAACAGATGTTCCTGGATACCGAGGCATGGCTGGCGGACCTGGATGACAGAGTATCAGCTCTGGAAGGCGGAGGAGAATGATGGGGACATGGATTAAAGTAAATGGATTTACCTATAAATGCTCAGTTTGTCAACATGATATCCACACTATCTTTGACCCGGCACTCTGGAAGGATGCGTGGAAAGAATGCCCCTGGTGTGGAGATAAGAAAGAGGTAATAGATGGAGAAGACGGTGAAGTACCGAGAAGCTGATGTGATTAGGGCGCTAAATTTATTGAACGGCCTGGATGTAAAGGGAGTCGAGAATATGGAGAGACTGCTGACGGCATTCTCGATTATACAGAATCCGCTTCCGAAGGAGGAAGAGAAGGAGGAAGAAGATGGCACTGAGTAACAACCTTAAAAAGAAAGTGACGAGCCTTACCGGGCCGTCTGCGGCGGCACCGGCGAAAGCACCGGTGACGGGGCCTGGTTCTCCTACAGTATATGCACCGGGAGCACCGAAGACTCTCTCTGAGACTTTGAGACAGAGCGTAAACAGTAAGATTCCCGGAGCTGCCACGGCAGGACTTAATGCGGGAGACGCGGTGCCTTCTGTCCTTGGCATCACAGAGAACGGCAGCTTTGACCACCTGTCCAGTCCGAATGCCCCTATCAGCAGTACGGTAAAGAAGAACAGGAAGTATGCGGAATTCTCTCCGAGTGAGACCACATCCGGATATCTTTCCAGGCTGAGAGACATTGAGGACAATGCTCCGGATACCTTTGAGTACGATCCCTTCAAGACAAGCGACAAGACCAATGAATATTATGGCCTGCTGAAAGACACGGAAGGAAACCGACCGGATGCTTTTGCATCCCGGTATGAGGGCGCGGTGCAGAGCATCCTTGACGGCATTCTCAATAAAAAGTCCTATAACCTGCAGGACGATAAGAACTACAACCTGCTCTATAACCAGGCGCGTGAATCCTACATGAATGCAGGAAATAAAGCCATGCGGGATGCCATGGGAGCGGCACAGGCAATGACCGGAGGCTATGGTTCTACGGCAGCACAGATTGCAGGGAGTCAGGCCTATGACAACTATCTGCAGGGAATGAATGATAACAACGCGGCACTCGCGCAGCTTGCCTATCAGATGTGGCAGGACGAGAACGCAGACCGGTACAACCAGCTGTCGGCAGTCCAGGGTCTTGACGAATCCGACTACAACCGCTGGCTCAACAACTACAGGAACTGGCAGGACGACCGGAACTACTATGCAGGCCAGTACCAGAATTTCTATAACAATGACTGGAACG